CCGTATACAGTTTCCCGCTGCGCATTATCGCAGGCAATCACGGCGTCAATGACGGCAAGTGCTTCTGCGCTGAGTTGGTCTGCGAACAGGTCGCGGGCCGTGGCGATAGATAGCTGAAGCAGTGCAGTGCTGGGCCAGTCGGTGTCCTTTGACTGTGCATAGTCTTGCGCAAGGCGGCGTAGGTCTGCTTTCACTGCGCTAGACGTGGCAATGGCGCTTGGCGGGTGTGTTTTGCCCAATAGGTTTGCTAGGCTGCTCATGACTTCACCTGCATTGGCGACATTGCAACCGCCCCGGCAAATGCAAAGATGAGAGCGAGTGCGATTGCAACATCGTGCATCTGCAAAAACGCGATAAAGTCAAAGTGTGGTGTTACGGTTTTCATAATCATTCCTCTGCATTTTGCTCTGCAAGTGCGTGACGGGCGGCGGGCAATATGGCTGCGCGTTGCTCAATATTTAACTGAGAGACAATCCCAAGCAATTCCGCTGTTGCTGCGTCTAAGTCAAACAATGTTATTTCATCATCTACTGTGAAAATACCAATGCTAGCCTTGTCGTTATACTCGTGAGAAGAAAAAGTAAGTCTAACTGAGTTAGAATTGCTTGGCGAATAAGCGCGCCCGCTCATGGTAAGCGGCGCACCATTTGTTTGTGGGTGAATTGATAATTGGCTCATGTCGTTTCCTTTCGTTGGGCTGCATTACCCTTGCACTGACATTTGCACAGGTGTTTACCAGATGCAAGGATAAATGCGCAGACAAGGTAAATTAATGTTCTTGCAGCATGTGGCATTGTCGTTTACCATGAGGGGCACACATGCAGAAAAGGAAACACAATGAATATCGAAACACTCAAGCAGGCAATCGAAATTGCCAAGATGCTGGACGACGAAACCCCGGCCACAAAAGCAGATGGCCGCAAGGTTATCGTGCGTAGCCGAGACGCAGGCGTATTATATGGTACGCTTGAAAGCGTAAACGGCAGCACTGTGGAGATTGCAGATGCTAGACAGCTTTGGAAATGGTTTGCAGCGAATGGCCACACCCTTATTGATGTTGCGACATATGGCGTTGATGCGAGTAAGTGCAAGTTTTCGCCTGCATCTGCAAGCGTAACTCTTGTCAATGTTTGCGCCATTATTGACACAACAGAAGCCGCGCAAAAACTTATTGAGGCCGCGTAATGGTGGGCCTTGTAAAGTTTTCAGAATATGACCCAGCAAAAGATGGCTCTGGCTATGGCTATGGCTATGGCGATGGCTATGGCGATGGCTCTGGCTATGGCGATGGCTCTGGCTCTGGCTATGGCTATGGCTATGGCTATGGCGATGGCTCTGGCTCTGGCTATGGCTATGGCTATGGCTCTGGCTCTGTCTCTGGCTCTGGCTATGGCGATGGCTCTGGCTCTGGCTATGGCTATGGCGAAAATACAGCAATAAAGGAAACACAATGACACAAAAAGAAATCCAAGAGGCGCTTACAGACCTTACGGAAGTCCGACTTGAGATTAGGCGTATCAACAAAGAGGCAGGCCGCACAGTTTTCAATGAGGCAGAGTTTGAAATGCTTAACGGCGTAATCGAAAAGCTAAAGGAATATGCACAATGACGCTTAAAGAGTACCTTGAAACGCGCAACGCGACCGAGTTTGCAGCACAGATTGGCGTATCTAAAACCTATGTCAGCTTTCTAAGAAACGGCGTAAAGCAGCCCACGCAAAAGATGCGGTTTGCTATCCATGAGGCAACGGGCGGTGAAGTGCCTGTTGATGGGTGGCCAGAATGAGTGCGCCAGAACGGATAACTGTTGACAAAGACGAAGCTAAATATCTGTGTTCAGTTAAATTTTATGACCCTAGCGATACTACCCCATCAACCGAATACATCCGGGCAGACCTAGCCAAGCCTGTGGTGAAGCCGTTGGTGTGGGTTGATTATCCGTATAATGGTGAGCCAGTTCTTTCGATGGCTATTACACCGCTTGGCACCTACTTTATCTGCGATGACAAAGATGATTTCTCAGGGAATTATTTGCAATTTGTATCACACGACAACGCTAAGTGGTGGCAGAATGTAAGGTCTACGCGCCAGACAATACTAGAGCATATTCATGATGATGATTTAAGGCCCATGAAGGCTTCAGCCCAAGCCGACTTTGAGCGCCGCATTCGGGAGTGCCTGAAATGACAGCACCTAAAACACGCGCAGCCGTTCACAGCATTCTAAAAAAGCAGGGCGCAAAGACTGGCGGCTTATGTGATGCATTCGCACGGCATGACCGCGACTTGCTGCACTGGATTATTGAGCAAACACCTAAGGGCAGCACGGTATCAGATACTGTGTTGGCTATCGCGCTTGATGCCTTCTACGATGAAAAAAGCCCCGACTAATGAAAGCCGGGGCAGTTAGTCAACAAAAGGAAGGTGCGTTGAACATATCGGCGCATCTTCACCACGTCAAGAAAGGATAGCCTGTGATTACACTTAGATTGCCTTGGCCTGACCGCGTATTGCAAAGCAACAGCCGTGCAAACCACATGGTAAAATATCGCGCCAACAAATCTGCAAAGCATGACGGATGGGCCGCTGGCAAGGCCGCACAGTTACCGTGCTGGCCTAAAGCTGTCATCTTTATTGAGTATTACCCTCACAGCTTCAGAGGCGATGTTCACAACGTTCCGTCTTCGTTAAAGGGCCAGATTGATGGGATTGCTCAAGCTATGGGATGCGATGACAAGGGCTTTGTGGTGGACTACCCTACAGAGTGGGCAGGCAAAAAACAAGGCGGCGAAATTGTATATCGTATCAGAGAAAACTAAAGCGAGCTGGTGGATGTGTTGTGGTGGAGATTGAATGAGGCGCGGGGTTGCGTTGTGCCCCGATGCAGCACAACCATGCCACTTGCAAGTTTACACCGAGCGCCGCGCCTCTTTGCCATGATAGACCACACCACCACAAAAGAACAAGCCCCGGAAACTAATCCGAGGCTTGATTGTGCCGTGGTAAGCGGCTAAGGTGTTAGCAGGAAACGCTAAGGTTATGTTACCTGACTGTGGTGGTCGGTGCAATACCTTAGCCTCAATATGTAGAGGCAAAATCCATGAATGAATATGATGACGTAACGATTGACCGCGTTAGCCGGGTCATTGACCTTATTGAGGGCGGCGTACCCGTTGCCGCGCTAAGGTTGGCTTTGGACAGGTCTGATGATGTAGTAACATTAGGAATGGTTTTAGGGCTTTTGGAGGATATGGTTCACAATGGCGTGTATAAGCCATGAGCGGTGGCACGTTTAACGTATCACGAAAAGTTTGGAACCACCCAGAATTTAAGCCTGAGCCTTTCTCAGAGCGTGAGGCATTCCTATGGCTTGTCTCTGAGGCGTCATGGAAAGATAGGACTGTAAGGGCTGGCCGCGTGGTTGTGGACCTGCGGCGTGGGCAGCTGTGCGCGTCAGTTAGGTTTATGGCTGAGGCGTGGCAATGGTCAAAAAGCCGCGTAAGTAGGTTTTTACAACGGCTCGAAAAGCGGGACATGCTTGTTCTCGAAAGCGGGACAGGACAACTTGTAGTAAGCCTTTGTAATTATGAGGTTTTTCAGAACACTTGGGACACGAGCGGGACACGAGCGGGACAGTCAGCGGGACACGAGCGGGACAGTAGCGGGACAAACTATAAGAAGGATGAAAAACAGAAGGAAGAAGGTTTAAGTATTTTAGAGGAAGCTGACGCTTCACCAAAACAAAAACGCGGAACCCGTCTAAGTCCTGATTGGGAGCCAACAGATGAACACATCACAGCAGCTTTAGAGATTGGGCTAAGCAACGAAGGGATACAAAATGAAGCCGATAAATTCCGTGATTATTGGATTGCAAAATCAGGACAGGCCGCAGTCAAACGAGACTGGCTTGCAACGTGGCGCAACTGGTGTCGCAACTCAAAAGGTTTCAACGGCAATAACGCCGGACGAAAAGGCAAAAGCGATACAATCGCTGACGCGGTTCAGCAAGCTGGCCTTAGAGGGTTCGACTAACCTCAATCTTGAGCGGGCGGCAAACCTTCTAAGCAAAGTCGATGGGCGATGTGATTGGAATGCAGCAGCGCCACACTTGCAAGAGTTCATTGACGGATACAGCCAGCGGGATGTAACGCAGGACGTTATGGCAATCAGGGCAAATGACTTCATGCGCGAGTTGAATGATTACCCGACATGGGCTGTGCTTGATGCTTTTCGGTGGTACAAGTCAAAAGACAACAAATGGCGACACGCGCAGCCGAAGCCGGGCGACATTGCAGAGAAATGCCATAAGCTGACTGAGGCGCTGCGCGTATCTGCGCTGATGATTGAACGAGTACAGCGAAGGAAAGGGAATTGATATGAATACAGATATGCAACGAGCACGAGAGGCAGTAGCAGACGCCATCGACAAAGCGTCACGCTTGTTTGACGTGCCTGCATTGGCAATCCTTGGAGCAACACGTCATGCGCGGATTGTGGAAGCCAGGCACCATGCAATGATGCTAGCGCGGGATGAATATCTAACGCTAGAGGAAATCGGGCAGCACATGGACCGCAACCATGAAACGGTAAGTCACGGCATCAAAAAGGCTAGACAACGTGTCATTGAAAGTTTACCGTTCAGGACCACTAGAAAGGAAATATGATGAAAAATATCACTATCGCGGGCAACTGCACAAAGGACGCAGAAATGCGCCGCACACAATCAGGCTCAGGTGTCGCCGGGTTTTCTATGGCTGTAAATGGCTTTGCCAATGGCGAGAAAACAACAGACTTCTTTGACGTGTCCGTATGGGGCAAGCGCGGGGAAGCTGTTATGCAGTTTGCCAAGAAGGGCGCTAAGATGTGCGTCACAGGCGAACTAGGTACGCGAGAGTACAACGGGAAAACATACCTTACCGTCAATGCAAACGACTTCACCCCTATGGGCGGCGGAGAGCAGCGCAACGGCGGGGATGACTACCGCGAGAAGAAGTCGGACGAATATGGATACGGAGCTGGTGTAGGTGATTTAAATGATGAAGTGCCCTTCTGACGATTAGGGCTTGATTGCATCGTATGATGTGGTAAACATTGTGGGGCGGGGAGATATGCAGTCTCAACCCGCCCCATCACAAAAGCGGAAAGGATAACGCTTCCATGACTACAGACATTCATAAAGGCACCAGCTTCATTGGTAAAGCCCCAACGCTTCGCGCTGACGGGATGCCACACCCCACACCAATCGAAATCCGCATGGCTATCGCAGAAGCGCTGACAGCAGACGCATATGACATGCAGACACCAGCAGTACCACCGCACGTCATGGGGCTTATCCGCCGCGCCATTTCCAAAGCATGTGAAGGGCATACGAATGATGTTATCTGATAAAATACAGATGGTGCTTAACTCTAAAGACAAGCGCATCGCTGAGTTGGAAATCCATCTTGGGAAAATGCTTCTTATGCTAAATGACTTGCAAAAAGAGAGCGAACGTTACGTGGAATTGGGCGAGGAGGATGCATTCAGAATGAACGAGTGGTTTATCCTTGAAGATAACGAGGCAATAGCAGACGCAGCAGCAGCACTGAAAGGAGCATACGAATGACCACATATCGCCTTGGGACGCGCAACTATGGCACAGGCCACGACATGGTGGACCGAATTCAGTTGCTTGAAAAAGAATTGCGCCGTTTGGAAACGTACTTTGACCTGAGCGACGAAGAACTGGACAGCCTCACCAAAGACGAACGCGCCGACAACGTGCGCCAGTTCAGCAAGATCCGCGCAGCACTGAAAGGGACAGACACATGAACCCGATACGCATTGAACAGATTAAACGTGTCTCGGCAGAAATTCGCGCCGCTCTAGGCGATGACATGGACGAACAGACTTTCCTTGACACGCTAGACGGTGAGACAGACGCAATGGACCTGCTGGCCTACATGGTCAAGCAGCGCATTGAAGCGCAGGAAATCGAAAAGGCAATGAAAGCGATTGCCGAAACATACACCGAGCGCGCACGGCGTCACGCAGACAAGGTGCGGGCCATCAATAGCGGTCTTGGCAAACTTCTTGACGCTATGGGTGAAACCAAAGTGACGCACCAGATTGGCACAGTAAGCCGCACAAAGCCGCGTGTGTCATGTGTTATCACAGCACCGTTTGACGTACCATCGCAGTTATGCAAGCGCGTACCTGATACGGCAGCAATCAAGAAACAACTAGAAGCAGGCGATGAAGTGCCGGGCGCAGAACTGCGCGCTGGTGAGCATGGCATAACTGTTCGCGTGAAATAGGAAGGTAGAATTATGGAAAATCGTTTCAGTGAAATTCAACAGGCGGTACACGTCGCCAAGGATAAGAAAAACGACTTTGGCGGGTATAACTACCGCACTGCCGAGGGCATCCTTGCCGCTGTTAAGTCTGTTTTGCGTGATGGCGAAAGCATCATTTTGACCGATGAATTGCGAGAGGTCGCAGGGCAAATATTTGTGGAGGCAGAAGCAACACTTTGCACAGAGAACCAGAAATATTACATTAAGGCAAAAGGCTTTGCTATGCACCCTATCACCAAGAAAGGCATGGACCCAAGCCAGATAACAGGTTCTGCGTCTAGCTATGCCCGCAAATACGCTCTCTCAGGGCTGTTTGCGCTTGATGATGGGTCAGCAGACCCTGACGCAGCTAAAGAGGCTTACGCGCCAGCGCCTAAAGAGCCTGAGCAGCCATTCAACGCAGATGAGATATATGCCAAGATTAAGGCGGCTATCTGGAAACAAGGCAGCATTGAAGCCTTGGACAAGTTGTGGGCGCACAAGGCAACCGAAGCAGCGTTTGCGCAATTCAGCGATGATGACAAACAGGCATTGCTGCAGGAGTATTCATCTAAGCAAGGTGAGTTGGCGTAATGCCAGACGCGCAAAAATTCTACCTGATAGACCAACGCCGCCGCGACAACGCAAAAGCAGCGATTGACGCGGCGGTTGATGGGCAAGAGGTGATTATTAGGGATGGCAAGCGTTCACTAGACCAAAATGCGTTGCTGCATATGTGGATGGGGGAGGTTGCAAAGCAGCGCGATGGAATGACGCTAATGGACGTAAAGGCAGAAGCGAATTATGAATATGGTATCCCAATTCTTAGGGCAGACGACCCAGCTTATTCATGGTTTATTGACCGTCTCAACCTGCCTTATGATAAGATGTTGAAGGCAATCAAGAAGGGGTTGGTGCCATGTACAAGCCTGATGACAAAGCCGCAGCTAACGCAATATCTTGACGCATTTGGGCGGGATATGCGGCAAGAGGGTTACGCGCTAACCGACCCTGAGTTGATAAAATATAGGGGGGAGCAATGAACCTCACAGGACGCGGCGTAGAGCCAAAGCAAACCATGTATGTATCAAAGAAGCTGCGCGACTTCGCCAAGGGCAAGACATGCACGATGCAATCCGCTTGGTGCAACCGCAACCCTGAAACAACTGTCCTGTGTCATGCCAGGCGCGGATCTGGGGCAGGAATGGCGCAAAAGCCGCATGACTTCTGGGCATATCACGGATGCAGTGATTGCCACGCAGCAGAGGAATATATGTCTGACGGTGACTTAATGCAGGCAATACGGCGCACACAGTACCGCATCCATGCAGAGTTTGGGACGCTGACGCTATGATACTTAAAGAAGTGGAATATGCCCTAGCCGCTATAGCCAATGCAGAGGCCGAGGGAATGACTACCAAGCAGCTTTTAGAAGTGGTGCGATACGCCAAAACGTGCAAAGCTATGGATGACGGCGTTAATATTTATGTGCAGATGATGACAAACGAAAGGAAATAAAATGAGAATGCTAGAAGAATACCAAGACACGCAGGCATACCCTCTGACATACACCAAGCCCACGCCGACAAGGACATGGGCGGAGGTCGCAAAGGCGGAAATGAGGGTATATAAGCGTCTAATGGGTTCTTCGCCAGCAACCCCAAACCAAACGCTATCTGTGAAAAAGAAGGAGATAGGGGAAGCCAACAGGAAAGAAATCCTGCAACTCATCAAGAAAAACCCCGGCATCGACAACCTGACAATGTGTGAGCATCTAGGCATGACACGTCAAAACCTCTGGCACTACCTATCACAGCTATGCAGGCAGGGCTTGATTGAGGCAGATGGCCACAGGTATAAAACATACAGGGCAAAATAATTCACAAACACGGTTGCATTTGGTAAACGCAAGTGTAATATCAAGACAAGGCAATGATGCCTCAACTCGAAAGGAAACGACATGAAAACGACACTTACAGCAATGGCTCTAACACTGGCCGCGACAACGGCATTTTCAGCAGAGGCCATTCGTTCAAACGTACCATGCGCAGGTGGTTCAGCACCCGGCTTTGTGGTTATCTCAGGCACGGCTGACTACTACGTGATTAACGGCATGAATAACGGATGCCCGACAAACACGACAGAATTGCCAGCAGGCGTCCACCCGTTTGATTTGGATGAGGTCAAGACATACCTCGCATCAATCGGCGCTGACGTTGACTACCGTTTGAAGGGCAAGGACCGCGATACACGCGTGACGCAGGTGGAAGTTAATCAGGAAGTGCCTGACACAGACCCCGTTGAGTTTGAGACAGTTCTTGTGGATGTGGTCACAGTGCTGACAACCCGCGTTCAAAACGGCGGCTGGTGACGTCATAGCCTGACCTGCGGCTAAAGCAGGCTGTCAGTGGGCGGTGCAGGGCCATCCTAACACCCACAGCGCGGGCGTCTAATCCTACCAGGAAGCCCGCGCAAACAAACGAAAGGAAAGAGAATGACACAACAATACACATACTTCATTACAGCACTGCAAGACCTGCTGGCGAAGGTGGAGGCGGGGGTAAGGTATGAAACTATGGGACACACACAAATGTGTCAGAGAGCCTTCCCTAAGCCGGATAACTTTGACGGGTCGCGCGAGGCATATGCAAATTCAGCCGCGCAACAGGCTATCCTTGTTTGGCGCAACGGCTCACTAGACGCAGCCGCTGCACTGCATGAGGCGGTGTTGCCTATGTGGGTTGGCATGATAAAGGTAGGTGCTGACGGAAACCCAAGCCAATGTGTAGTTTCTCTGTTATACCCCCGTGGCGCAAATTCAACAAATATCAGTGTTTGGAATAGTTGCCCCGCCCGCGCATGGCTAATCGCTATCATCAAAGCACTCATTGCAAAGGAAACAACATGAGTGATATAATCCAATTCCCCAGCAATAACGACACAGCAGACGCAGTAGAGACGCTAGAGAATGCAAAGGAGTATCTAGAGGGCGGTATAGCGGTAGTCGTGGGCGAAGATATTGATGGAATGGTTCATGTCATATCAAGCACAGAAGACGCGCTAGAAATCCTATCGCTACTTACACAGGCGATTGACGCAATAGAGCAAAACACCGATGCGCGGCTAGAAATGCTAGAGTTAGGCGATGACTTGCCGAAACACTAACGCGGTGTTATGTTGTAACAAAGCAACGCATAGGGCAATAGATGGCTAATCCAAACCCATCGCCTAGCACAAGGTTTGGCGCAGAAAACGGCAACCCCATTGCAGGCGGTAAAACCAAAAAGCAGAAAGAAGCTGAGTATAGGGCCGCTGAAAATGCGGCCATTCTGCGTGACCGTATGTTATCCTTTATCGTGGAAAATACAGAAAGCGACGAAAAAGCCCTTATGGAGTTGCTAGACGCTAACATTCTAAAGCTATTCAAGGACAGCGAAGATAGGGCGCACGGCACACCTAAGCAGTCCGTTGACCATAGCAGCGAAGATGGCAGCATGACGCCGCGTCCAACATCGTTCGTGGTCAATGGTGTAGAGCCTGACAATGGCGAGCCTGACACTTAACGTCCCGCGCAAGGTAGCGGAGAACTTTAACTACCCAGCAACCTACCGCGTGTTCAAAGGTGGGCGCGGTTCGGCCAAGACACGCAGCCTCGCAAGCATGGCCTGCCTTTACGTCATGCGTATGGCTATTGAGGGCAAAGAAGGCGTGTTCCTATGTGGGCGTGAACACCTCAACAGCCTTGACGAAAGCAGCCTATCAGAAATTAAAGCGGCTATATCAGAAGATGCGCAATTCTCAGCTTTCTTTGACGTTGGCGAAAAGTACGTTAGGACGCGGTGCAGGCGCATTGATTTTGCATTTGCTGGATTGCGGCACAACCTAGACAGTCTCAAGTCTAAGGCGCGTATTTTAGGGGCATGGATCGACGAGGGCGAAAGTGTTTCAGAGGTAGCGTGGCGCAAGTTGCTGCCTACTGTGCGTGAAGAAGGCGCAGAGATATGGATAAGCTACAATCCTGAAAGTCCTGATAGCGCCACGCATAAACGCTTTGTAGAAACGCCACCAACAAACTGCATTGTGACAACAATCAACTGGCGTGATAATCCGTGGTTTCCGCAGGTTCTTAATCAACAGCGTTTAGATGACCAAAGGTTAAGGCCAGATATATACGAACACGTATGGGAAGGGTCATTCTTAACGCTTACTGACGCGCAGGTTTTTGCTGGCAAGTTTGCGATTGAAGAGTTTAGCCCACTAGATACTTGGGATGGTCCCTATCAGGGCGTTGACTTTGGATTTGCACAAGACCCGACAACAGCCGTGCAATGCTATATCCACGACAAACAACTTATGGTGCACAAGGAGGCTGGAAAGGTTGGGCTGGAATTGGATGCAACAGGCCAATTTATCACAGACCGAATTGCCAGCTTTGACAAACACGCGGCGCGGGCTGATAGCGCAAGACCTGAAAGCATTTCATATCTGCGCAGGCATGGATTGCCACGCATTGAGAGCGTAAAGAAGTGGCCCGGCTCAGTTGAGGACGGTGTGTCGTTTATAAAGTCATTTGAGCGAGTTGTTATACACCCTGATTGCACAGAAACAGCGCGCGAATTTAGGCTATACAGTTACAAGGTAGACAGGCTTTCAGGGGACATTAAGCCTATCATTGTCGATGCCAACAACCATTACATTGATGCAATACGATATGCGCTTGCGCCAATGATAAAAGACAACCAAGGGCCACGCATCCGCGCTCTATAGCGTTTGCAAGCGTAATGTGATAAAGATGGGAAAACTAAACAGACGGGGCAGACATGGGCTTATTTGATGTATTCAGGCGCGGTAATGACACGCCGCCAGAGGTGAAGGCATCTGCCACGGGCGCGGCTATGGTGATGACGCCGGGTCAGCCCACATGGTCAAAGCGTGACTATGGCGCATTTGCAAAAGAGGGATATGTGCAAAACGTTGTTGCAGCTATGTCTGTGCAGCGTATTGCCAAGGCCATTTCGTCGGTTGAGTTGGAAGTGTGGCAGGGCGACACCATGCTGACGCAGCACCCGCTTATTGACCTGCTAGAGCGCCCCAACCCATTGCAGTCTGGCTCTGAGTATATGGAAGCCGTGGCGTCATACCTGATGATTGCGGGCAACGCATATGAAGAGGCCGTAGACGTCAACGGTGATGTGCGTGAGTTGTATGCCCTGCGCCCTGACCGCATGACAGTTATTCCAAGCGCGGATGGCCTGCCGATCGGATATGAGTTTAGCGGTAGCAATGGCCGCAAACATCGCTGGACATATGACCCGATGCAGGACCAGCCACCAATCTGGCACACCAAATTCTTCAATCCTCTCGATAACTGGTATGGCCAAAGCCCTATGGAGGCAGGCGCTTATTCCATTGACCAGCATAACGAAGCAATGCAGTGGATGCAGTCGCTCTTACAGAATAGCGCAAGGCCGTCTGGCGCGCTTGTTGCAGGGGCTAAAGATGGTCGGCAGTTGTCCGATGACCAATTCCAACGGCTCAAGCAGGAAATGCAAGACCAGTATCAAGGCGCTAAGAACGCAGGCCGCGCCATGCTATTGGACGGTGGCCTAACATGGCAGGCAATGGGCCTAAGCCCGACAGACATGGGCATTGAGGGTGCAAAGAACAGCGCAGCGCGTGATGTGGCCTTGGCATTCGGTGTACCTGCGCAGCTTCTAGGCATTCCCGGCGATAGCACATATGCCAACTACCAAGAGGCGCGGCGGGCGTTTTGGGAAGATACAGTTATCCCGTTGCTCAATCGCCTCATTGCAGAGAAAAACGAATGGCTTGCAAAACCCGCTGGCGTAGAAATCCGTGCCAACATGGACAGTATCCCCGCCATTGTTGAAAAGCGACAGTTGCAGTGGACTATGGCCGATGCGTCTATGGACCTGACAATCAACGAGCGGCGCGAACTCAAGGGCTATGACCCGATTGCAGGCGGCGATGTATTGCCAACACAGACGGCACTAATCGCAGACCCAATGATGACAGACACAAACGCAAAGGCAATGGCGCGATTGGCAGGCTATGAAACCAATTCTAGCGAATAATGCACAGGATGAAGCGCGGGCGCAAAATGTTTTACTGGACATGCTGGAAGCGCGCTTCACCGATGCCGTGGTTAAGGAAATCGACCAGGCAACGGCTGAAATGATTGCAGCGTTTGAGGCGACAGGCTCAGACCCACAGTTGCCTATGACGCACCTACGCAACATCGAAGATATATACCGCGACCTTGCAAGGCAGTCGATTGAGATATTCGGCGGGCGCATTGTTGACCAAGGCAAAAGCCGTGGGCTTGTGTTGGAAACGAAATCGTTTGATGAGTTCTTTCTGAGGCTGGTTCAACAGTTCATCGGCCAAGAGGCTATTCGCAAACGCATCACCAGCATTACAAACCGCACTAGGTCGCTGTTGATTAACAACATATCACGCGGTCAAGAAGAAGGCATAGGCACTGATGCCATCGCGCGGCGCGTATCTCAGGAAATGCCAGAGATTAACAGAAGCCGAGCGCGTACTATTGCGCGGACTGAAACCCACGGCGCGGCTAACTACGGCGCACAAGGGGCAGCGGAAAGCCTTGGGCTTGAGATGGTGCGGGAATGGGTATCAGCAGAGGATAGTCGAACAAGGCCAAGCCATGACCGCGCAAACGGGCAGCAGCGCGGCATGGATGAACCGTTTATGGTTGGCGGCGCTTCATTGATGTTCCCCGGCGACCCGAGTGGGCCAGCGGACGAAACAATCAATTGCTTTCACCCCAACACATCCATTTTGTTAGCTGGTATTAAGGGCGGAATAAGCCGAAAATACACTGGCAATATGGTCCAGTTGTCTTTCGGAGGTGAAGTCAATTTGGCCGTCACCCCTAACCACCCGATACTTACCAGCAACGGATGGGTCGCGGCTGGTAGAATTGTAGAAGGCGATAATCTCGTCTATTGCGGCGTCAGTGATTTTGGCGAAATCACGTCCTGTCTTAACGTAGATTATGGATATGCCGCAGCTCATCAGCTTTACCGCTCGTGTGAGCAGTTGAGTGGTGTTGTGGGGTCTGGTGGTGTAATTGTGGACCTCCACGGCGAGGTGGTCACAGAGGAGGTCGATATTGTAACCCTCGATGGCGGCTTGAGGGACAGGGCTAAGGCCATTGGCGACCAGCTTTTCAGCAAGGTAGGATTCACCCACGCCGATGTAATCGCCGGACGCTTGCTTGCGGATAGAATGGTTTTCTTGCGCAATGCGGTTTCTGCCTCCAATCCTGACAGCATTATGAGCGGCGGCAACACGGCGAGACCTTTCCGCGCTGGACGCAAGGGCGGCTTGCATCCTGTTGCCCTCGCTGATTGTGGGCTTCTTGATGCCAAGGTCATTGAGCACACCATTGACCAAAGCGCGGGACAATCCAAGCTGTCTAGAAATGCTGTTGACGGCATGACCATCACTAAAAAGCCGTTTGATGGCGCTATGGTTGCTCTTTCTGATGATAGCCCATCGTTCAGAGGGCTTTCCTTTGAGTTTAGGAAATGCACTGGCGTCAAGTCGTTCCATTATGAAGGTCCCGTTTATAACTTTGAAAGTGACACAGGGGTATTAATCGCAGACGGAATTGTCAACCACAACTGCAGGTGCGTCGTCACATTTACGGTTGTGGATTGACGATTGAAGCTACACTTTGCAACTTTGCAGAAAGTGTGCTAATACTTTGCAAAGTTATGGGCACATCTTGGGAAAGCACATGAAAGACACACAGCAGATTGAAACTGGCAATAAAAGCATGTCTTTCGCGCTTGACCTAAAGCGTGAGCCAGACGCAGACGGCACCTTCGAGGGATATGCCAGCGTTTTCGAGAATGTTGATAGCGGCATGGACGTTATTACGCGGGGGGCCTTCACCAAGTCGCTTGATGGCCGCAAGCCCAAGATGCTTTGGCAGCACAACCCCAATGACGTGATTGGCGTATGGGATGAGGTCGCAGAGAACGACCGGGGGCTGTATGTAAAGGGCCGCATTTCTAGCGGCGTCGAAAAGGGCCGTGAGGCGTTGGAGTTGCTGCGCATGGGCGCGATTGATGCAATGTCTATCGGCTATCGGACTGTCCAAGCGGTGAAAGAGGGCAACGGCTCTGTGCGCCGCCTTACAGAATTGGACTTATTCGAGGTGTCACTAGTGACATTCCCGATGAATGAATTGGCGATGGTGACTGACGTGAAATCAATCACCACAGAGAGAGAATTTGAGCGGGCGCTGCGGGATGCAGGGTTTACGCGCAAGGAGGCCACGGCAATCACATTGCACGGCTTCAAGGGCCTAGCTGACCAGCGGGATGCTGTAGAGGTAGAGGCGGCAACGGGGTTCGATAACGACACCCTAAACCTACTCAGACAACTACAGGAGAAATTCACAAATGTCCGAGGAAATGAAAACACTCGTTGAAGGCCTTAACAAAGGCTTTGAAGAGTTTAAGTCTGCCAATGATGAACGTCTTGCGCAGATTGAAAGCAAGTCGGCAAACGCTGACCCGGTGACGGTTGACAAGCTGGCTAAGATTGAAGCCGACCTTGCCAAGCTGGATGAGAAAAACGACAAGATTGTACTGGCTCAGAAGCGCCGTGATCGCGCAGAAGAAATGGGCGACGACTTTGAAGCCAAGGCCGCACAGTTTGCAGACGAGGTAAAACTGTCCACAGGCCGCGCAATGGCTGACGATGCCGCGCAATTCCTGCCTGAGTACAAGGCAGCGTTCAACTCTATGGTCCGCGCCAACTTCAACCCTGATGTGCTGACACCAGATGAGCGCAAGTCGCTTTCCGTTGGTGTTGATAGCGCGGGCGGGTATCTTGTCGAGCCTGATATGTCGGGGCGCATTGTTCAGAAGGTGTTTGAGACATCCGCAGTTCGTGCCTTTGCATCTGTGCAGTCTATCTCTTCGGACGCACTTGAAGGCATCTATGACAACGATGAAGTCGGCTTTGGCTGGGTTGGCGAGACAGCGGCGCGTGCGTCTACGTCTACGCCTGCGCTTGGCAAGTGGTCCGTCCCCGTGCATGAAGTCTTTGCATTCCCTGACGCAACGCAAAAGTTGCTGGATGATGCAATGGTGAATGTCGAGGCACTGTTGAATGACAAGATTGCTGACAAGTTCGCCCGCGCAGAAAACGCGGCGTTTGTTGGCGGTTCTGGTGTTGATAAGCCACGCGGCTTCATGACCTATGCCGATGGCACAGACCTGACCAATTCGGTTCAGCGCACTAAGACAGGTGTAAACGGTGACTTTGCCGCTGCACCTGCTGGCGGTGACGTTCTAATCAACATGATTAGCGACCTGAAAGCGGCCTACTCTGGGAATGCCTATTGGTACATGAACCGCGCATCTGTTGGTAAGGCCCGCAAGCTGAAAGACAGCGACGGCGCTTATATCTGGGCGCAATCTCTGGCCGCTGGTACACCCTCAACGCTTCTTGGCTACCCTGTAGCACCTGCGTTTGAGGACATGGACGACTTCGCAACAGGCGCACTGCCTATTGCGTTTGGCGACCTGCGCGCTGCGTATCAGATTGTTGACCGTATCGGTATCCGCATGTTGCGCGACCCGTACACCAACAAGCCTCGCGTTGGCTTCTATGCCACTAAGCGCACTGGTGGCGACCTCATCAATGGCGAAGCTATCAAAATCCTTGAGGCTTCTAGCTAAACAAATTGAGGCGGGCTGTAATGGCCCGCTTCTTTCGACGGCGGGGTGAGCCTGCCCCACATCAAACGCAATAGGAGTTAATCATGCGTGACCTCATTTCCAACTGTCAGGTTGTAGACCTGTCCACAGACACCCTCTCGGGTGTTACCCCTAACGCCTCTGAATGGCTTGATACACGCGGCTTTAATGCTGCATCTATCGAAGTCCTGACAGGTGCCGTAACTGATGCCGGTACTGCCGCAGGCTTCACAGCCACGCTGCAAGAAAGCGACACAAGCGCAGACACAGACGCAACGGATGTTGCCGCTGGTGAAACTGTTGCAGGCGCGACTGTCACTGTAACGGATGACACTGATGACAATATCGTTGCAGGCGTTATCGGCTATCTTGGTTCCAAGCGTTACATTCGCGTCAACTATGTTGGCACAACTGGCACCGATGCGGTTGTTCGCAGCGTTGGACGCCTTGGCAAGCCACACAAAGCACCAACAACCTATGTTGGCGCAAGTGTAGCAGCCACCTAAATTTAGCGATGGGCTGGCGGTGCTGGCCCATTTCATAAGTTTAGGAGAAAGACATGGCACAAAACACAACTATTGCAATTGGCAAAACATGGACGCTGCTGACTGACAGCAACGTTGCAAGCATCACATTCCAGAATAATCGCGGCGTATATATCGAGATTTATGTGACAGCCGATACGGTTGCGCCCACTGTATCGGACGGCATCTTGTATGCGCAGGGATACGGCGAACGCAATGTTCTGCTGACTCACCTTGCACCCGGCGTCACATCGCCCGCGCGCGTTTGGGCTAAGACAGACCTGCCTGACGGCGCGGTTGTGTTTGTTTCCCATGCGTAATTTAGGATCAAACCTGTCTGGGTTCAGGTCGCCGTTTGGTCGGGTGCATACAGGCGGCTTCTCCCCCGCGTCCCTATTCGCAGGCGGCGCGGAAGGTGCATGGTTTGACCCGTCTGACCTATCCACGCTATTCCAAGATAACGCAGGCACAACGCCTGTAACTGCATCGGGGCAATCTGTAGGTAAAATGCTGGATAAGTCGGGCAACGGCAACCACGCCACGCAGGCCACACCGTCCAAGCGTCCAATATACACCACGGGCGGCGGGCTGTCATGGCTGGCGTTTGATGGGGCGGATGATGTAATGGCCACCGCTGATATTGACTTCACTGGCACGAACAAGTCGAGCGTATTTGCTGGGGTGCGAAAGATTGCAGGCTCAGGGTTTAGAGTTATTGCAGAACTTTCTGATAACTCAAACAATGTCAACGGTGCTTTTCGAGTTGACGAACTTTATGGGTGTGCTTCTAGGGGAACCGTTTTACGTAATATTTTCACTGCTACTACTCCGCCAGATTCCTCAATTCTTACAATGCTCGCAGACATCGGTGCGCCGATTTTAACTTTTCGCATTAACGGTTCCGTTTTTCAAACCAATACAAGTTCACAGGGAACGGGAAATTATGGCAATCACGTACTAAATATTGGCGCAAGGGCCAATAACTTGTTCCGTTCCACTGCGAGTAATTACGGATTGATAGTCGTAGGCAAAACCATGTCATCCGCTGAAATTGCATCTACCGAGGCTTACATGGCCGCAAAGTCAGGGGTGACACTATGAGACTAACAATCGCTTGCCCTGATGCGTTGCGGGATGATGCCAACAACCTAGCGATGGTTCTAGGCTACGGGCCATCTGACGCGCTGACCTACGGCGAGTTGAACTGGCAGGACGAGGATGGCAATCTCTACGCCTGTGCAAGCCTGCCCGTGTCGGATACATTCACAACGACAGCGCAGACAGCCCTACAGCGTCCCGTATGGGACACCGACAACACCGTGAACATGGCAGGGGCCAATCGCGCACAAGCGGCGCTGGTGTTCAGCCTAGATCCTGTTGCGGCAATGCCTGACAAGCTGACCGCCTGCGCCGGAGATAATGCTTTGGCAACGATTGCCGCAATCGGCCTGACACAAGTAGAGGTGGAAATATGACACAAGCAAAAATCACAGACCCGCTAGGCTACCAGTGCCGCCCGCCAGAAGCGTTGGCGGTTATGACGTTTGGCTTTGGCGAGGTTGTCACGGGGCAGGTTGCAGAATGGGCGATTGCTGACAAGGCGGCATCACGTATGCTAAACCCTGTCCAAGAGCGCAAGGTTGTGTCACCGCCTGAGCATAAGTCGCGCAAAAAGAAAG